AGGCCAACATCGTGGGCCCGGGCGGCATCCGCCTGCAGGCCCGCGTGCAAGACGGCCCCAACCGGCCCGACCGCCTGGCCAACCAGGCCATCGAATCCGCCTGGGCCGAGTGGGGCGCGCAGTGCGACATCACCGGCCGGCAGAGCCTGCGGGATCTGTGCGAAACCCTGGTCGGCCAGCTCCCCACCGATGGCGAATTCCTCGTGCGCCTGGTGCGCGGCCCCGAGGCTGGAAACCGCTTCGGCTTTGCCCTGCAGGCCATTGATGTCGACCGCATCGACACCCTCTACAACATCGCCGCCACGCCCGGCCGCAACGCCATCATCATGGGCGTGGAGGTGGACAGCTACCGCCGCCCCGTGGCCCTGTACGTCTTCGCCGGCCACCCCAATGACGGCCACGGCAGCAACCGCCAGCGCCTGCGCCTGCCCATCGGTGAAGTGCTGCACGTGCTGCGCGTAGAGCGCCCCGAGCAAGCCCGCGGCGTGCCCTGGATGGCGCCTGGCGTCGTCAGCCTGCACCACCTGGGCAAGTTCAGCCTGGCCACGCTGCTGGCCGCCGAAAACGGCGCCAACCACTTCGGCTTCTTCCAGACGCCTGACGGCCAAAGCCCCATCGGCGCCGTGGAAGGTGAGGGCGAATCCATCACCGTCAGCCAGCCCGGCACCTATGACGTGCTGCCCCCCGGCGTCACCTTCCAGGCGCACGAATCCCGCTACCCAGACCAGGTGGTCGGCCCCTTCGTCAAGCACCACCTGCAGCGCATCGCCAGCGGCTGGGGCATCGCGTACCACAGCCTGGCCAATGACCTGGAAGGCGTGAACTTCAGCAGCATCCGCAGCGGCACCCTCGAAGAGCGTGACCGCTGGGCCGCTGACCAGGAATGGTTCATCGCCGCCTTCCTGGAACCCGTGTACCAGGCCTGGCTGCAGTGGTGCCTGCTCAAGGGCCTGATCCTCATGCCCAACGGCAGCGCCTTGCCCGCCGCCAAGCTCGACAAGTTCCGCGCCCACCAGTGGCAGCCCCGCCGGTGGGACTGGGTGGACCCCAAGGCCGACACCGAGGCCAACATCCTCAAGGTCAAGGCCGGCCTGATGAGCCCGCAAGACCTCAGCGCCGCCATGGGGTACGACTTCGACGACACCCTCGCCGCCATCAAGGCCGCGCAAGACCTGGCCGCCGAATACGGCGTGCGCCTGACGGCCTATGACGCCACCCCTGGCGCCAACGCTGCAGGCGCACCAAGCGCCCCGGCCCCGGCTGCGGAACCCACCGCCGGGCGCGCCGCACCCGAGGCCGCCATGGTGGAAGTGCTGGCCCGTGCGCTGCACGCCGTGCAAGAGCGCGCACCGCAGCGCATTGACGTGCGCCTGGAGCAACCCGCCAGCCAGGTGACGGTCAACGCCCCCATCACCATCCGCCAGCCTGACGTGCAGCTCGAAGCGCACATCGAAACGCCCGAGCCCCAGGTGCACATCGAGGCCGTCATGCCCGAAGCCCGCGCCCAGGCCCCGGCCGTCACCGTCATCAACCAGGTCGAGCCCGCCGCCGTCACCGTGGTGGACAGCCACCCCACGCGCAGCGTGCAGACCGTGGAGCGTGACGAAAACGACGAGATCACCCGCACCGTCACCACCTTTGAGCGCTGAGGCCGCCCATGAACCTGAAAGAGCACGTCGCCCAGCAAACCGTGGACGCCACCGTGGCCAGCGCCGCCAGCAAGACCACGTACACCGGCGCCAGCGTCACGCTCGGTGGCTGGCTGGTCAGCTCAGAGGCCGCAGTGCTGGCCGGCATCGTGCTCGGCCTGGCCGGCTTCGTGGTGAACCTGTATTTCCGCTCCCGCGCAGATGCGCGCGAAGAAGAAGCACACCGCGCCAGGATGCGCAGCCTGAACGAAAACTGAAAGGGTCCGAACCATGCCCAAAAGCACCACCTTCTGCAATGACGTCCTGAAGTTGATCTTCAACGGGACTGCCATCGCCAACATCGCAGACAACGCCGGCACGTCGCCGCTGACCAACCTGTACCTGAGCCTGCACACCGCAGACCCGGGCATCGGCGGCGCCCAGACGACCAACGAGACGAGCTACACCAATTACGCCCGCGTGGCCGTGTCGCGCACCAGTGGCGGCTGGACGGTTTCGACCAACACCTCGACCAATGCCGCCCTGGTGCAGTTCGCGCAGTGCGGTGCCACGGGCGCCACGCTCACGCATGTGGCCATCGGAACGGCCTCCAGCGGCGCGGGAAAGGTGCTGTATGCCGGCTCGCTGAACTCATCGCTGGCCGTGGCCAACGGCATCCAGCCGCAGTTCCAGGCTGCAGCGCTCACCGCGCAGGAGACTTGAGATGACCTACCGATGCGCGCACTGCCAGCGCGTGCTGGCCACCGAGAGCACGCCCGAGCCCTGCCAGGACCACCCCGATGCCGGCATCGCGGTGGACATGAGCGCAACCGTGTACGGCGAAGGGCACGCCGAGTGAGGCCAGCATGTGGCGAGCCACCTGTCGCGTGTGTGGAATCTTCACCCGGATATTGCAGCCCGAGGATGAGTGCCACGTCTGCGGCTGCTCGGGTGACTACGAGATCGTGATCGACACGGTGGACTGATGGCCTACACCTCCGTCAAGGCGCTGGTGGACGCGGAACTGGCTGGCCAGAGCGCTTTTCACACTTTCCGCAAGATCCCCAACCAGGCCACCGCGGCGGGGGTGTGGTTTGACCTGAGCATGAGCCCAGGCAACCCGGTGCCGAATTACTACGCCGCCACCGCGGTCACGTCCGTGGCCATGCGCCAGAGCGTGCAGGGCGGCATTCCGCACGGCGGCAACGTGGCGCAGCTCGGCCAGAGCAAGTACGTCAAGACCATCATGGCCATGACGCAGACGGCCACCGCGGCGCCGCTGCCCATGATCCTGTGCGACTACCAGCTCTTCTACCCGTTCGTGGACATGTCGATCACGGACTGGCAGGAGATGACCAACACCGTGGCGCTGCCGCGCCCCACGGCCACGCCGCCGCAGATCATGGCCGTCATCGTTGCGGCGCCCACGGGCGCCAGCATTCGCTTCCGGGTGCAATACACCAACAGCGCCGGGGTCACGGGGCGCCTGACGCCGCTGGTGAGCACCACAACGCAGATCATCAACGGCACGATCATCAGCGGCTCGCCGGCCACGGCCTTGTCGGCCGGCCCGTTCCTGCCGCTGCAGCCCGGCGACCGTGGCGTGAGCGCCATCGAGGCCGTGCAGTTCGAAACGGCTGACGTGGGCCTGCTGTCGTTCGTTCTGGTGTCGCCCGTCGAGAGCCTGGCCATCCGCACCATTGACGCGCCCGTGGAGCGCGTGCCGTTCACCGACATGGCCGACATGCCCATCATCGTGGACGACGCCTACCTGAACCTGATCTGCTACCCAAACGGGTCGCTTCAAAACGCAAACATCAACGGCTACCTGCAAACCGTGTGGGGATGACATGACTATTCAATCGATGGACCAGATGATCAACGCTCTGACGAGCGGGTCAACCAACCGGACGGACTGGAACAAGAACTGGCTGGGCGCCGCTGCCCAGGCCGCCGGCCTGTGGTACGACCTCAGCATGGGCGCGGGCAACCCGCCGCCCAATGCCATCATCGGCTCGACAACCAACCTGGCGCAGCAAAACGTCAGCGAATCCACAACGACCACGGCCACCACTGCGGCCACCAGCGGCAGCATCTCGGGTACCACGTTCACCGACACCACGCACGGCACGGGCCGCTTCACGGTCGGCATGGTGCTCACCGGCACGGGTGTGGCTGCGGGCACGTTCATCACCGCGCTGGGCACCGGCACGGGCGCCAACAACGGCGGCACCTACACGGTCAACATCTCGCAGACGGTGACGTCGCAAACCATCACCGGCACGGCCTACCCCAACGGCATCGCCCACGGTGGCAACGTCTCCACGGCGGTAAAGAACCTGCTCAACGCCAGCGTGTTCAGCGCCGCGGCCACCACCGCGCCAGCGGTGTTCCTGCTGTACGACATGCTGGCCACGTTCACCATCAGCAGCGTGACCACCACGGGCGCGCAGAACTTCACAGGCGCGGCAGCCTGGCCGCGCTACGCTGACGGCAAGGGCGTGCGGGCGTTCCTTACGCCCAGCGTGGTGATGGGCGCCGGCACCCCCACCGTGCGCCTGGGCTACACCAACCCGGCCAGTGTCTCGGGCCGTCTGACGCCGGCTGCGCCGTCACTGCCCCTCATCAACGCCACGGCGCCGGTCGGCTCAGTGCCCTACAGCGGCACCGGCGCGGGCAAGTACGGGCCTTTTATTCCGCTGGAGGCAGGAGACACGGGCATCAAGTCAGTGGAGAACATCAACTTCAGCGCCACGATGACCTCGGGCTGCATGAACCTGGTGATCTGCCGCCCGCTGGCCTACATCCCCGTCACCACGGTGGGTGTGGCTGCCGAGCGCGACTTCCTGAACCAGTTGCCCAGCCTGCCCACCATTGCAGACGGCGCGGTGCTGAACTGGCTGATGTACGCCGGGGCAGCAACGCCGGCCAACAGCGCCTTCTACGGCCACCTCGATACCGTCTGGGGCTGACATGCTCCTCGGCAACCATTCGGTCCTGAGCAAGATGCCCGTCAGGTTTCGCGGGGGCTCAACCACGGCTGTCGAGGTCAACGTCATCGCCAACTACCAGGGCAGCGGCCCACGGCGCAACCGCTTCTATGTCAGCGGCCAGACCACGGCCTACAAGACGCTGGCCGTGCCCACAGGCTACTACCCGCCAGGCACCTGGATCATCCCCCAGGTGTCGGGCGAGATGGGCGCGGTCAATGCGCTGGTGGGCGTGGGCAGCGCCATCGCCAACCTGGCGGGCGGGCGCAACGCGCAGGCCACTGTCACCGGCGCGGGCGACATCACCAACGCCCTGGCCGGCCTGATCGTCTCGCTGGCAGCCACCATCAGTGGCAGCGGCGATCTGACCGACGCAGACCTCAAGGCGTTCCTGAACGCGGTGGCCACGCTGGCCGGCAGCGGCGACCTGTCTGCGGCCATCGGGGCCATCGCCTCGGTGACGGCCAGCGCCAGCGGCGCCGGCACACTGGCAGGCACGTCCACAGCCACGGGCGCGATGGGCGCCACCATCCGCAGCTACGGTGACCTGACGCCCGAGGGCCTGGCCAACGCCGTGTGGTCGGCCATCGCCGCGCAGTACAACGTCAGCGGCTCGATGGGCGAGCTGCTCAACAGCGCGGGATCGGCTGCTGATCCGCTGCTGGGCGTGGTCGAGGGGGGCCTGACGCTGCGCGACGTGATGCGGATCTTGCTGGCCGTGGGCGGCGGGGACGCCACCGGGCTGGAAAGCGGCACCATGACCTTCAAGGCGCAGGACGGAACGACAACCCGCGTGCAGGCCACCTACTCCAGTGGCGACCGGACGATCACGACCCTAGACCCCACGTGAGGCCTCTGTGAGCCAGCAAGGCAACTACAGCGGCAACTATTTCGGCAGCTACCAAGGCGCCCTGGGTGGTGCTGTAGCGGCGGATCTCTCTGCCACGCTGTCTGGCGCCGGTGCAATCATCGCGCTGCTTTCCACTGGTCAGCCTTACTCCACAGCCGGCGGCTACTGGAGCGACCGCCCCTGGCGTGATGTCCCCTTCATCCCCATCACCCCGCGCCGGCCGCGCCGCAGGCGGCAAGAAGACCTGATCTTCCTCGGGCGCTGAAGTTGCGCGGTGTCAAGCCGCTTGCCTTACGCACTTGACACCAGGCGCCGCACCATGCAGCGCATGAGCAAGTTGCCAGCCAATCTCCAGCGTGCCCTGCCCAAGGGCCGCACCGAGCGCGCCCTGCAGGTGGAGCGCGCCGCCATCAACGAGGAAGCGCGCACCGCCACGCTGGCCTTCGCCAGCGAGACGCCTTACGAGCGCTACTGGGGCATCGAGATCCTGGACATCAACCCCACCGCCATGCGCCAGGGGCGCCTGCGCAGCGGGGCCAATCTGCTCGTCGACCACGACACCCGTGATGTGGTCGGCGTCATCGAATCTGTCGAGGTGGGCGCGGACCGTGTAGCCCGTGCCACCGTGCGCTTCGGAAAAAGCGCACGCGCAGAGGAAGTGTGGTCAGACGTTCGTGACGGCATCCGCCGCAACGTGAGCGTGGGCTACATGATCCACAAGGCGCAACTGGTCGAGACAAAGGAAGGTGTGGAAACCTACCGCGTCACGGACTGGGAGCCCTTCGAGGTGTCGCTGGTGTCCGTGCCAGCAGACCCCACGGTCGGCATCGGCCGCAGCCTGGATGCAGGCACCGATGCACAAGACCCCCCGGCCGCCGAAGGCCCCGCAGCCAGAGCGGCAGCGACTGAACCCAATTCCCAACCCTCGAAGGACCACATCATGTCTGATGTCATCACCACCCTCGTGGTCGAGCGCAACCACGCCGCCGAAATCTCCAAGATCGCCAAGGGCCTGCCCGGCGGCGCCGACATGGCGCTGGACGCCATTCAGCGCGGCCTGACCACCGAGCAGTTCCAGGCAGAGGCCATCGCCAAGCTCTCCAGCAAGCCCATGCCCACGGCCGACATCGGCCTGGACAAGCGCGAAACCAAGCGCTACTCCATGATGCGCGCCATCAACGCCCTGGCCAACCCGGGCGACGCCGCCGCGCAGCGCGCCGCAGCCTTCGAGCGCGAGTGCTCCGAGGCCGTGAGCGCCAAGCTGGGCAAGCAGGCCCGCGGCTTCATGGTGCCCACCGAAGTCCAGCGCCGTGACCTGAACGTCACCACGGCCACGGCCGGCGGCAACCTGGTGGCCACCGAGCTGCTGGGCGGCAGCTTCATTGACGCCCTGCGCAACGCCATGGTCATTGACCGCATGGGCACGCGCATGCTGACGGGCCTGGTGGGCAACATCGCCATCCCGCGCCTGAGCGGCACCGGCACCGCCTACTGGGTGGCTGAGAACACCGCCCCCAACGAGAGCGACCAGACCATCGCCCAGGTGACCATGAGCCCGAAGACGGTGGGCGCCTTCACCGACATCAGCCGCCGCCTGCTGCTGCAGTCCAGCATCGACGTGGAAGCCATGGTGCAGAACGACCTGGCCACCATCCTGGGCCTGGCCATTCAGCAAGCCGCCATCAACGGCAGCGGCGCCAGCAACCAGCCCAGCGGCATCTTGACGCGCGTGACGGCCTCCGTCATCGGCGGCACCAACGGTGCAGCGCCCACCTGGGCCAACATCGTGCAGCTGGAGTCTGACGTGGCCGTGGCCAACGCCGATGTGGGCACCCTGGGCTACCTGACCAACGCCCGCGTGCGCGGCAAGCTCAAGACCACCAGCAAGGTGACGGGCCAGAACGGCTTCGTGTGGGATGACGGTGACACGCCGCTGAACGGCTACCGCACCGCCGTCACCAACGCTGTGCCGTCCAACCTGGTCAAGGGCAGCTCAGGTTCCACCTGCTCGGCCATCATCTACGGAAATTTTGCTGATTTAGTCGTGGGAATGTGGGGATCGCTCGACCTCATGGTGGACCCGTACACCGGCAGCACCGCCGGCACCGTGCGCGTGGTGGCCCTGCAAGACGTGGACGTGCAGCTGCGCAACGTGGTGAGCTTCGCCACGATGGTGGACGCGCTGACCACCTGAGCCTGAAGGCCAGACGACAAGCCAAGCCCAGGCCCAGCCATGACCGAAGACCTCGCGCCCTTCTTTGCCGACTTCGCGGTGGACGCCACCGTGAACGGCCAGGCCGTGCGCGGGATCTTCGACAACGGCTGGCAAGCAGCCGAGGTCGGCCTGGTGGGCATGTCGTCTGCCCGCCCCATGCTCACCCTGCCCACGGCCGGCCTGTCGGCTGACCCGGTGGGCCAGACGGCGGTGGTGGGCGGCACCAGCTACCTGGTGGCCGCACACCAGCCTGACGGCACCGGCGTCAGCACCTTGATGCTGGAGCGCGCCTGACATGAGCGCCCACCTCGGCATCCAGGCCGCCATCGTCGCCGCGCTCATGGCCGCGCCTGCGGTGGCCAGCGGCAACGTCAAGGTCAACACCACGCGGCCCGTCTCGGCGGCTTTCAGCCAGGCCGTGGTGGTGCGCCTGGTGCAGTCTCGCGCCAACACGCCGCAGATCCTGGGCGGGCCGTATGACTGGCAAACCCAGGTGCAGGTCGAGTGCCTGGCTCGCGCCGCCAGTGGCGGGGCTGACCCCATGGCCGCCGTGGACGCCCTGCTGGAGGCCGTGTGGACGCGCCTGTCCACCGTCAGCCCGGCCGGCCTGGGCGCCATTGACGTGCGCATGCAGCCCGCCATCGATTGGCAGCTCGACGACGGCGAAACGCCCGTGGTCGCCGCCGTCATCAACCTCACCGTCAACCACCGCACCACCAGCACCACGCTGGCCGCCTGGACGTAACCCATGACCAAGACCGCCGCCCCTGACACCGCCGCCGCACCGGCCGCGCCTTCCACCCACCCAGTGGGTACCCCGCCCGCAGGCGGCCGCTGGACGTGGGCGGATGGCGATTGGCAGCCCCTGCCCGAGGCCGGCGACACCGCCGCGCCTGCCGCCGCTCCCATCAACAAAGCCGAGGACTGATCCATGCCCCGCCTGATTCGCAAAACCGCCATCCTGGCCAAGGTGGAAGCCACCTACGGCACCGATTCCGTGCCCACCGGCGCGGCCAACGCCATGCTGGTGAGCAACGCCAGCTTCAACTTGTCCTACAACAACGT